CGCAGCTAGACGCAGGATAGTTTCAGGTTGGAACTTGGTGCAGATAATCTGCGCCTTGAGCCTCAGTAGTTCACTTGCAAATAGCGAGACGCTTTCCTGCATAGCTCGCAGTCGCAGCCCCGCATATTGCCCTTTAAGCTGCTGGGCCGTGGCCGATTCAGAAGCCGCGCCAGCGCCGCGCAGAATGTCTGAAATACCCGTGATTTCATAAATCTGCCCCTTAATGTTGGCCTGTGCCTGGTAACAATTAATGAGCGCGGAGGCCAACGTCTCGATGGGCAGAAGGTCGATAGAACCCTTCAGGCCACCCTTCTCGCTGAAGGCCATCCATTTATCGACGGGGATCAACGTATTGTTGTCCCCTTCCGTCAATAAACGCTGTAGTGCTGGCTGCGAAGCATCATACACACCACGGACGCGCAGGGATTTGACTAGGCCGTCAATGCGGTCAGTCAGGATATCGAGTTCGTTGGCCTGATCCTGGTACAAGATAAAATCAGGCACCGGCACAAGGCTGTCGCTGGTCGTAGTCGCATACAGCGGCTTGGCGCACGGGAAGAAGCCTTCCAGACCTAGCGGGTCGTCGCGCTCGTCAAGCAGATCGACCCAATTTTCCATGAGCCAGTAAACCTTGGCGGTTTCCTTGTCCCACAGTTCGCAAATCTTGGCCTTGTCGTTGGTCTTGGACGACTGGCCGTACTTGGTCAGACCATCAGGGCTGCTGTTGAACGGAATCTTGCGGGCAATCTTCTTGCCAAAGCGTTCCGTCACAGCGTCCTTGGACATATACACCCAGCGCCAGACCTGAGTTACTTCTTCCCAAGTACGCGCACAAGAATGGCCGAAATCGCGCCAATGAACGTAGTCCGTGGGGGCGCACTCGTAGTCAATTTCTTCAGGGGCACCATCGGTTCCGGCGGTTTGGTTGAAGATGTCGCCTTGCGCGTCGCGGCTTTCGCCTTCTTCAATGTCTTCGGTGATTTGGAGGCCATCGTCGGGAATATCCTGTTGCTTGATGTGCGGGTCGTAGCGGACCCAAGACACACCACGCCCGCCAAGGAAACGATCTTCCACGGCATGACGCATAGACGAACGAAAATCAGGGTAATGCTCAATTTCGTAATCAAGGGCGCGTTCGATCAGCAAAGACGCAACGCGGCCCACTTGGTCGTTGTCGCCAAAACGCCGCGAGACATCGGCCTTGGGCATACGGGCATAAACAGCCGGTATAAGCGTCTGGACATTAGACCATAGGATGTTGAACCGCGCGGCATCATTCGTCATGCCGGTGCCAGTGTTCTGGTCATCGCGGTAGCGGCGAATAATCTTTGTGGTACGCGCTTCCCACTTCTTAAACTCAGCATTGTAGTTATGAATGCTGCTAAGAAGTTTCTGGACAGTCGAATCGACTTTTTCCAACGCCATGGCTTAGTCCTTACTCATTTTGTTTTTAAAGGCTGCCGTGTCGTTATTCATAATACCGTGAATAACAGATTCCCGTTTGGCAGCTTCTTTGTCGTTTTTGTAAACCGGGAATTTAATTCCTGATCCCCTAGCTTTTTCTAAAGCATCTTGGGGAGAAAGAATTTTGCCTTCCCAATACGTTGGATAATACATTACGCCTTCTGGAACGCTCATACGCGCACCATAAAAAGTAGTAATGCCGCCGTTTTCTTGTGGCAGATACTTACCGGGGGCAAGATTGCCGCGATGGTAATTAAGCGCATTAAGTTCTTCCGGCGACAAAGAAAGCGCCGGGTCTTTAAATTGCTGTTCAAGAACGTCTTTGCGTGTATCGGCCATGGACTAATTCCTTAACGCGGCGGCATACCACCGGGCGGCATCATGGGACGCATGGGCATACCCTGCGGGCCACCGGGGCCAGACATCGGGGGACCGCCCTGCGGCTGGGGCGTCATAACGCCGTTGATCTGCATGGGGACACCCGGCGGCGGGCCGCCCATCGGGGCACCCATCGGATCGCCCATCGGCGGGCCACCCATAGGAGCGCCGCCAGGCGCGGGCATGGGCGCACCGCCCTGATTGGCGGGCTGGATACGCTGCAAAATCGCGGCCATTCTCTGCGGGTCGATGGGCATGGTGTTTCCTTACTTGTTACGATTAGAGATTGCTGCAGCCTTGGACTTGGCGTCTGCCTTGCTGGACGCACCCCAAGCCCGTAATGCCAGCGCCAAGCGGGTAGGCTTGCCGTTCTTTTCCATCGGACCCGGCATACTGCCCATGCGGGCAAGGAATGACGCGCGGCGTGGATTGTCGCCAGACTTGACAGGCGGCTTCAACGTCCCGCCCGTCTCAGCCTTGTAAGACGCGCGTCCCTTGGCGTTCAAGCCGCCTTTGGGGTTCTTACCTTCGCTGCGCGTCCATGCTGCGGTCATGGCAATTCCTTAAAAGGTTGCTTTGTAACCCAAGCGAACACCAAAGTTGGGTTTATATGATTTGCCACCATACGAAGGAAAATCTACCCTTGGGCTTACAGTCAAATTGTCGTTTTCTGTTTGATAAAGCGGAACATCCGCGCTGACGGATTTGTTCATGTACATTTCTGAAGCCTTACCACTATCACTTCCAACATCTAAGCGTGCTTGAATGTTGTTCTGCAAAACAATGGCTTTAAGAACGTCGGCTAATTTTTTAGCGTCAGATTCCATGTTATTTTTTGTCCTTCTTAACGTCCTTGGCAGTCTTGGCAGATTCCACAAACGCCTTGGCAGTCGGCGCACCAGGATCACCCGGTTTACGCATACGCTCGCCGGACCCGGCTTTGATCCGTTCCTGCTTCGCAAGGATATTGGCGTATAGCCCAGCCTTCCTCACGAGAAGATGCCTACAGCCATGACTTCTACGCCAGCGCCGGTGGTGATCTTCCACGCGCCGTTGGCCGACACTGCATTGAGTTCAATGTTGTACACGCCGGGGACCAAAGACGCGCTGGCCGGAAGGACAGTATGCGTGAGAATGCCAGTGCCGGTCCCATCGACAATCACGACATTGCCAGTCGCGCCAGTTGTGACCGTGCAGATCAGGCGATGCAGATAATCGCCAACTGCGCCATTCGGGCCAAGAACCTGCGCCGTCTGGGACGCCGAGACGTGTTCATAAAAATAACGATACGGATTGTTGACGCCACTCATAGTCTAGCCCTTCTCTTTGGTTTGGCAGACGCCCACATATCGTTAAGCGTTGCCGTGTTTTCTTTGCCCACAATCAATGGGCGCTCACTCGCAAGAATCTTCGTAGGCGTCTCGCCCCGCCATGCCACAGCCAGCATACGAAATGCGTCTGCCGGATGCGAACACCAGTTATGCTTGGGTGCCGCGCGAAATGCCTTCTTGTCTTCGTCAAACTCTCGCTCGTACTGGCGCAACGCCTCAATGCCTTCCGAACACTTGAGTTCGTCAAACCAGCATTTGGGCAGCGTCATGCGAACAGCCTGAATGCCGTCCTGAACGCCAAGGTCAGGCACAACAGCAATGTTGGCTAACCCCAAAAACTCCGCGAGCTGCTCAATGACAGACTTACCCTGCGCAGCCAAGGTTTTAGCTCGCGCATCATGTGGTAAATAATGCTTACCATAATGGTAGGGTTTTTCCGTAACGACCTTCGCAATGTCCTCAATGCTCGCGCCCGACACCGCAAAGTAATCAATGATGTGGATTTCATTCCGGGCCACCTGGTACCACCAAATTGCCGTGTCGTCCCGAAAGCCCAAGTCCCAAGCAGTATATGTCGGCAACGCCGGATCATAAGGCACGGCGCTGATGCGGCCCTGGTCTGCCGCCTCGCGCATCTCGACACCATAAAACGCGCCGAGGATTGCCGCCTCGAAGCTGCACTCGTATTCCTGCATATACTGGTCAGGCGTGATTTGCGCTTTGACCGCATCAAGTTCGTATTGCGGAAGAAGGCCGCTATCAGTCGCCGTCAATCGAAGGAGGAACCATTCGTCGGGGTTTTTCTTGGCCCCGGTGTAAATATCCCAAAATTGATTTTTTCCTTTAGGCGTCCCGGCAAAAACCGCCCAACCCTGCTTATCAGAAAGCGTAGGACGAATGACATGACCCCATACAGAAGGTCTAAAATCGCCATACTCGTCCATAAAAATACCGTCAAAACCCAAACCACGCATAGCATCGGCGTTATCAGCGCCAAAAAGGCGAATACGCCCACCTGTGACAAGATCAATTTGGAGTTCTGCCTCATTTGTCGCCTTCGCTATAGGAGCGCTGAACCGCTTCAGATAATCCCAGGCTACGCTCTTGGCCTGGCTGCGGAATGGAGCAATATACGCAAAAAGCGGGTTGGGCGACTTGCAAGTAACCGCCGCCCGTATGATGTCGTTGATCGCGGCAACCGTCTTGCCAGCCCGACGATGCGCCACAAGGCAAGCCCACCGCTGCGTCCGGTCATGGAATGGCATGAACGCGGTGCGCGGTTGATAGGCAAGACTGATCTCCTTAACCGCCATCCGATTTTTACTTCTTAGCGTCGAGCCACTTCACAACCAATTCAACCGGGCCTTCGTCCTTGCCCGTCATTTCGTTACGGGCCAGCTTGGGGACATGGTATTCGATCAAATCCGAAAAACACTTAATCGCAGCCAGCGGGCCGTCCCGGTCATGGACTTCATCCAGCCATTCCTGGAGCCGGTCAGCGTTCCCGTCCACAAAACGCGCAATCGCCTCACGGGCGTTCTGGGTCGATTTGTTCTTAACGCCCTTGGGCCGTCCAGCATTGCCCTTTTTGAACTGCGCGTGTTTGGGGGGAGGCGCGGCCATCAAATATCGTCCTTTTTCATGGATTCCATAGCGCGGGCCAGATTTGGCCCCTTGTCAGCGCGGTTGTATTCCTTGGCAACCTTCATGGGGACGCCCGCTTTCTTGGCAAATTTAGGGTCGTGAGCCGCCGCAGCCATAAAACGGCGCTGCTTGTCCGAATGTGAAGGCATTTTCACACCAAAATTGAGCAAATCTAGCAAGAAAGTACGCTTTGCGCGGCAAGTAGTCAATCTGTAGGGGTAAAGCATGAAAAAAAGTCATAATATGGTAGGGTAAAAAGATTTGTACGGGGGGTTAGGCAAGAGCAAGCCCCCACCCCGTCGAAGAATTTTTTGGAAATCGACATCGACAGCTGTGTAATATTGCCCAATCAACATTGAAAGCCGTGTGATATTGCCCAATCCCAATGATATCAATGGGTTAGCCTAGCTATGTTGCATCGCACAAGATTTCCCATAATAGACATTATACGCAACGATGCCTGAAAACGTAATGTTATCAATAGCATAGCCAATCGATCGGCAATGCCAATTAAGGCAAACACAACCGCAAGGTGTAATGCGGACATTGGGTGGGCGATGGGTGACGCTATCCGCCTGGTCGCGCAGGGGCGGGCTGGGTAGCGATTGCCGCCTAGCCAGCCTAGCTAGGACACCCATTTAGGACCGGACATCCGGACAGGACACCGTATGTGTACATACGGTGTGCGTGTCCCGACGAGCTGCGATGCCTTGTCCGTCCGGACATTAGCGTACATTTTGGGCGGCAAAACCGGACATTTAGCCCGGTTTTCGGACATCCGCGTATTCCCCTGCGAATCGTTATCAAATGTCCGGCGGACATCGCAAATGTCCGGTGCAACGCAACATAAATGGGGTAAATACGCTTAAACCATTGTAATCATTAACTTTTAAGGGTTTTTAGGGGCAAAAAATCATAATGACCGCAGGTGTCCGCCCATTTGCCTCTTTCGGCTCTAATCCAGCCGCCAAAAATAATATCATCCCCCCTATTGCATCCCCCAACATCATGAGTTTTACTCATGTCACACCGAATCAACGGTGATGCAAA